AGCCATTGGTCTTCAGAGCGTTGATGTCGTTGTCGGCAGTAGCCACGCGCAGTTCGGTTTCGAGCAGGCGGGTTGCAACGAACATCAGGCTGGGAGGAACAATCAGCTTGACAGGTTTAGCGGCGATCAACAGACCACGCTCGTCCGTCCAGCCAGCGATCTGAATAACGGCGGCTTCCAAGGAAGTCTCGTTCAGGTCGGCAGCAGTGGCGGGCTCGTTGGAGTTGGTGCCACCAGAGACCAGGGGGTGAGCAGTAGAGAACAGCTCGACGCCATCACCACCTTTGTAGGCGGAGTTGAAGCCGTTGTTCAGAACTGCAGCAGCTTTGGTCTGCTTGGTATAAGCCATAGCACGGGCCAGGGCCTTGGTGTAACGCGAGCTGAGCGAGTCATAGAGGTTGTCCTCGATTGCCTCTTCAGTCAGCGAGAAGCCAAGAGCGATGGTCTCGTGGTTATAGCGAGCCGTCCATGCTTCCTGAGCATTGTCATAAGCGATGGCAGAACCTTCGTTTTTGACAGGAGCGGCAGAGAAGCCAGACAGTTTGGTTTCCTCTTCGAACGAACGCTCGGAGGTCTCGGTTTCAAAGATTTCCTTATGCTCTTCGCCGTAGCGTGCATATTCCATACCAAACAAAGCGTTCAGTCCGGGCAGGAGTTCTTTAAGTAGTTGTGCGCGTGAAATAGCCATTTAAATTACTCCTTATACACCAACGGGGTTGAGATACTGATGGCCACCGGTAACAACGCTAGTGGTGGTAACACCGCCGTCAGAGGTCGAAACCACGTACGGAGCATTCCACTTAACGATTGCTTCCTGATACACAACGTTGCCGCCAGAGACGTAAGAAGTCTCGGGAACCAGATCAACGATGCGGATCGGCAGGGTAGCAGTGGTAGCGACGGTGTCGTCGATAGCCACACCAGAGTTTCCAGTGGTCGTAGAACCAGCGTTCTGGACCAGGGCTGCGTTGTTACCAACGGCAGTGCGCTGAACCGTACCAATGGTCGTACCAGAAGAAACGATAGCCACTTTGAACAGAGCATCGGGATCATCTTGGACATAAGCCATGATGTCGGACGCAGTGGTCGAAGCGGGGTAGTACTGGCGGAACACTTTACCGAACGTAGGATCGGTGTAGGAGCAGCCAAGGAAAACACCAACAGGAGTAGCGGTGGAAGTACCAGTGTCTTTCACCAGAACACCGTCGCTGGACAGCTTGACAACGTCACCGAAGAAAATACCGGTACCGTAGGCTGAAGCGATGGGGATCTGACGAGTAGCACCAGCAAATACCTGACCGCCGATCAAGTTGATCGGGATTAGCCCGTAAGGGCCGCTAACAGTAGGATAAGCCATTTTTGACCTCGTTTAAAAGTTATTTACCTTTACCAAACGATGACGAAGACTTTTTCTCGGAAAAGAGAGGCATCCTCGGATCGTTTTCTCTCATAAAACTGTTGTCCACAGAGTCCATCTGGGCGTCGTTTTGCTTGGTGTAATAAGAATTACGCTGCTCAACGAACTCAGAAGGCATCTTACAGAGCAACAAACCCGCGACCTCAACGTTGTCTTTGAAACGACTATTGGGGTCAACTAGCAGTTTAAATTGGGGCTGCTCTTCAATACGGACGGGCTCCCAGCCTTCACGTAGCTTCGAAGATACGTTACGGGCGTCAGCCTGACCGACCATTGAGACCCTAATCCAACGATACGCATAACCCGGCTCTCTATTTGGTTGGGGCAGGGTTTCTGGGCGCTGCCACTGCTTTGGGCGCTCAGTTTGTGTACGGGATTCTAATTCGCGTGCAAGTCGATTTTCAGCCATTTTAGTTCTCCAGAGTCTTTGCATATTCCCGGGCGTATTGCTCGGGGGTTAAACCAAGTTTCTTCGCAATGTTTAGTTGCGATTGCTTGAGCACAATCTTCTTGGCAGATGTACTCCTAGACGCAGGAGCAACTACAGTGGCGGGTTTATTCTCTGTGCGACCAACGGGCTTGCCGCCCCCGTCGTTCGTTTGTACTTCCTCCCCGAAGTACTCGGGGAAACGGCGTTTCATTGTTTTATCAATGACCTGCCAGTACTCGTCAGTTCCGACATACGGCTTTCCGAACTGTTTTTCTAGTTTGGCATGCAAGCCAAGTGCGAGACTTGTCATCTCTTCGTCCGTCCCAAACCACGTATTGCGTTCTTGCCACGCAGCGGTCTTGGCATCAGGCTTTGGCACGTTAACTTGTTGCTCATTCTCACTATTTACTTCAATTTCCGGAGTTTGTAAAGAGGGTTTAAAGTCTTTTACTCTCTGGATCTTAAAGTTTGCCTCAGCAAGTTTCTGCTGGGCGTCAAGCATTTGGTCCGTATCACCGGCCTCATAAGCCTCTTTATAGGCTTTCTTGGCCATCTCAAGCTCAAGTTCAGCGGCTCCTTTTGCGGTGTCAATATAAGACTTCTCACCCTCAGTAAGCTGGGATTTGAGTCGCTTATTCTCTTCCACAATACGTTGCGCCAGGGTTAATGCCTCCTGTTGCTCACGCATGGCTGCTTCTTTGGCTCGGCGCTCATCGTGCCAAACCTTCTTCATTTGCTTGAGGCGCAGCTTTACTTTCTCAGAGTAATCTTCCAGTTCATCGGCTTCTAGCTCCTGAACCAACTCTGCGGGCATAGGCTCGCGCATCTTTCCAGTGACAGGATCCCTATCTTCTGGTGGCGTATCGTCAACCACCTCAAGATCAACATCGGGTTTTCCCTTAGATTCAGGTTTAACCTGATCTTGGTCCTGTTCTACTTCAAACTCAAAGTCTTCTTTCTCTTGTGCTTGTGCCATTTTGGGCTCCTTTATGCGCGGCTAATGCCTCGGGGGTCTTCTACAACTCCCTCAACACTGTCGTCGTTGATGATGCGGAACTCACGTCCGTGGATCTTTACACGTGTACCAGCGTGCGGGCGAACCAAGATGAAGTCACCCTCTTTACACCAGGGGCCACTTGGGAATCTCTTATCGTCCTTGTAGCAGTCAGGACCCATCTTGATAACAAAAAGAACCGTCGTGAGTAGTTCTTCGTGCTGCTGGGTAATGTCCGCCTTCAGAATCCCGCTATCGTATTTGTTGTCGATTTCAGGAATTGCACACAGGATGCGGTATCCAGAGGGGTCAGGCAGTTGTTTTGCCTTCTGTTCTGGGGTTTCGGGAAGTACTGTTGCGTCTTCTGGGTTATCGGGGTTTGTGCCGATTAGAAGTTCAGTCATCGGAGTTGTCCATCCTTTCTGATGTTTCAAGAAGTATGTTATTGGCAATCATTAGCCCACGGATAACGCCGCACACATACTTGTACTCTCCGTGGTCCTTGGCGCTGCCTAAGCCAAGATCTTTGAATAAAACGTCTTGCTCTTCCTGTATCTTCTTTGACAGATACTTTAGAAGGTCAGTACTCATTTACTTTCCTTTTTTGAAGGTTTTTGATTCAACTCACGGGCAATGTCGATGCCCATCCGTACACCTTCTGCCTGCTGTTTAGCAGCCAGTGATGCCTTGCTTTCGGCGGCTTTGGCGCCTACCTGCATACCTGCGATGCGCTCTTGGGAAGCGATTCGTTCTTTCTCGATATTGAGCTTGTCAGCCTGAGCTGCCGCATCCACAGCCAGCTTCTTCTCCTTGATCTCGGTTTCTTTGGCCTTGATCTGGAGTTCAGCCTGTTGCATCTGCACAAGAGGATCTTGCTGTGCTTGTTGAGCAGCCTGTGCAGCGGCCTGTTGCTTGTTGCGGTTAAGGACAATATCAGCGGCTGCAGCAGCAAGACGGGAAATCTCAAGCTCTGTAGCCTCATCCATCTCAGCGTTTGGCTCAGGATACGGAACCCCAGCGGCCTCTTCGATCTGTTTGCGATACTCAAAGGCAAGGTGTTCTTGTATGTGAGCAGCCATGGCAGCACCCATTTGCTGAGCCATCGGGCTTTGGCCGACAAGTTTCATCAGCATGGGGTCCTGCATAGCGGCAGTATGTACCTGGATGTGGGCTTGGTGATCCTGGTAAATAAAGGCTTTGACGGGTTTGCCACGCAGAATATCCATGTTTTCGGACACGGGATCACGTGGTTTCTGGTCATCTTCCATCGGAACCAGCTTGTTGGCGTTCTTGATACCCAACACTTCTAGCATTTGCCGGTGGAGATAGGGGAGGTCATACAGTTGTGGGGCTTGTTGAGCCAACTGCATAACCGCTTGGTACTGAACAACCTTCTGCGACATGGTTGCCGCGTTGGGATCCGATACCGGGATTACTTCAACAATGTCGTAGTCCGAACGCTTAGCCTTGGGCAGTGCGTCCTCTGGCTCATAGTCATACTCTTCCGGGGTGTAGTCACGGATGATGTTCTTGAGCAGCCGGAACTCTTGCTTCATGGCGTAATGGATACGCGCCTGAACAGCCGACATTACCTTGAGAGTGCGCTCCAGAATAGCCAGGGTCGTACCAACCGGGCTCTGCGCAGACATATCGCTGACCTTGAGGTCTGCAGCCGAAGCAAAACGACGGCCTTCTTCAACGATTGTGCCCAGCAGGGAGTACAGAACTTGCGACGGCTCCTTGTACGGGAGCGTCATTATGTTGTCTTTGATCGTACCCGAGGCGACGTCTACGTCTCTAAACTCTGCCGGGGAGATGGGGGTGTCGTCTCCTTTAACTCGTAGACCTTTGGTTTTGAATCCTCCGGGCAGGTTGGACAGGGTACCGGCATCGACGAGCTGTCGAATAAGAGATGTCCCAGACTTAGCAAAAGCGCCAATGAGGTGAATGAGACCAAAAGCATAAAAGCCAAAACCAGGAATATACGGATAATGGACGAAATGCTGTCTCTTCTGTCTTGTTTCATCGTCAGGGTGCCAATTTCTGCGAATCGCTAAGATTGTCTGCGTCGATTTCTCGATAGTAACAACGTAAGGTAGCGCAATCCCTGTCGGCTCACCCTTGTCGTCTTTATCCTCATAGCCCGGTAGGTCGAGATCAACGTGCATCTCCAATAGCTTGTAGCGATCATCGGAGGACGCCCGGAATCCCATCTTCTCTGCGATCTTCTTCTCAACCTCATCGAACGTATCCGTCGGCTCGCCTAGCTCAATATCCCGATAAAACCCAGCCACCTGCAGCTTGCGCAGCTCGTTAGGAGTCTTGCGCATCACATGCGTAACCCGCTCTGCAGTCTCTAGGTTGCTTGCGCCGTATGGCACCACAACATCTTCTGCGGGTACATACAGAGAAACCTGACGGTCAAGACCGGGGTCAAAGTAAACCTTCTTGAACGCATTACCCGCCAACCCCAGGCCCCACAGCATGCGCTCATGCTCAGGCCGGTACTCGACCATTACCTCGGTCAGCTCAAAGTTCATGTCATCCTGAACCCGAGTAGCAGCTTCTTTCTTAGCAGGTGTCT